CTGAAAACATTAGTAAAGCAGCTCAATTTACAGCAGGAGTTATTGAACCTAGTCTAGCTATTCCTCCTAGTCAATCTATGATTATAGATGTTATGAGGACCGCAGCTACCCAAAGAATATTTGATGATTTAATACTTCCTAAAGTTAATTCAGGAGTAAGAGAAGCTTTAAATAATATTATTGTAGACTTTCCGGTTGATTTATCAATAAGCTCATTAGCTCAAAATCTTGAGCAAGCAGAAAAAAAACAATTAACAGAAATCAATACACAGATTTCTATTTATGGAAGAAGTGTGACCGCTTCAATTGCAGAAGCTGCCAATATTTCATATTATTTATATACAGGGCCTGAAGATGGATTAACTAGGGCCTTCTGTAAGCCACTAGTCAATAAAGTTATAAGTAACTCCCAAATGAAAAAGTTAAACAATGGACAAGGTTTATCTGTTAAAACAGCAGGAGGAGGATATAATTGCAGGCATAGCTGGAGTCCTACAACAGAGGGATTTATTCAAGCTGCTAATTTACAAAAAGCAACTTCATCCGATATAGAAAAAGCAAACTCAAGAGGGAAAAGAAAATGAAAAAAGCAATAACAAATAAAGATTATACTTTTGAATGGAATTCTCCTACTCCCATATCCGGAACTCCATCAATTACTATTAAAGCATCTTCTACTATTACTAGTAATCTTGTTAGGTCTAGAAATGATATTTCAGTGTCCGCTATTAGTAACGATAGAAGAACGCTAACTATTGCCAATTCAGCATCTTTAGAGAAAGACCAGGTAAGGGCATTTTTAAAAACTGAAGGAGATACTTCTTACTCTGTTAAGATTTCTAGAATAGTTGGAACTTTAGCAGTCTTAGCCGATCCTTTACCTAGAGAAATTGATTTAACAACTTCAGCTTCCTTAGAGTTCGCTTTATGGTATTATACAGCATCTTCTCTTAATGTAACTTCACTAAGTGGAACTTATCAATATGAAATAGATTTCATATCAGACTTAGGACAGCAAAATCAGAATAAAATAGAAAAGGGAGTTATTAAGGTTACTCCTAAACCTTTTGATACAGGCCTAGACCATGATCAACTAGTCAATAGATTCGCTTCCTTAGCTGATTTAGTTCCTAGAAGACAATCTGATTTTTCTCCACAGATTGAAGCTAGCTTAGAGGAGATGTCCTTAATACTCAGAGATAGATTGTCTTCTAGTTCAGTTACTGAAGATGAGATCTTTAATGCTTCTGATTTTGCTTTATCTCATAGTTATTGTTCAGCATCTCGAATCTATGAAATGAATCTTCAATTAGATATAGCTGAAGTAATGAAGGCTAGATGTTTAGAGCTTTTAGACCTTGCCCTAAAATCAGTGGATCTAGATCTTAATGGAAATGGAATAATTGATGATGGAGAAACTGACTTAGAGAAGGCTGGAGGAAAAAGGACTGACTTTAGAGCAGCTTGGAAAAGTTATCAACCTTCTGATTATGAAAAGACTTTTCAACCAACTAGAGCAATGAGACATTAAATGGCTATAAAGTTAAATTTAAAGCTTCCTGCTTCAGTATGGACTGCTTCAGATTCGGCAGCCTTGGCTTCTAATACACTAGCTAGTATTAAGCTTAGAACTAGCAAGGGAATTGATGCTAAGGGAAAGAAGTTTAATGATTATTCTGATAGCCCGCTTTATGTAAAATATAAAGGAGCTAGGCTCAAACCCAAGGGGGGAAGAAAGTCAAGAGGGGGAAGGAGTGTATTCTATGAAGATGGATATAAACAATACAAGGAGGAATCAAGAAAAAGAACTGGAGGAAGAGGAGTGTCAGCTGAAGTTGATTTAGTTTTATCAGGTCAATTAATGAATAACCTCATAGTATTAGAAGCTAAGTCAACTAGTTTTAAGCTTGGATTGACTAAACATGTAAAGCATTATGGATATGATGTAAATAGAGAGAGGGAGTTTATAGGACTAACTCCTAAAGAAGTAGATATAATTGTTAAAGCTGTAGCAATTGATATTTCAAATAAATTAAGGGATGGAAAAAAATGAGCAAAGGAATATTTAAGTCTTTAGCTTATATTAGTGAAATGATAGAAAGCATTACTCCTAAAACTGATCAACATCATGGATTTATATCTATTGATGATGGTAAGGGATTAGTTACTAATTTAAATGATAGGTATGAAGCTCAAAGACAATTTACTTTAGAGCTTATTACTTTAGCCATGGATGATGGATCATCTGGATTAGTTGGAAGAAAAAGAATAAATGTAGAAATACATATTAAGTATTCAATTCCTAAAGAAGCCGGCTTTAGAATAAGAATAATGAATGAAGATAGTAGTAAAATTATTGATACAATTAAGGGACCGCAATATAATTTTAATGAAACAGGAATTGTTTCAGTAATTCCTCTTCAATCTAGAGCGGAGGAAATTACTGATATTAATGGAGCTATTATAGCTCATGTTTTAATTATACCTTTTGACTTATTATACTTGGAGATTTAAGAAATGGCAGTAACACATAGAACTATTGGAGTAGCTAAAGAAACCATATTTGGAAGCTTATCCACCTCAACCAATCTTCCCACTCCAGCCGGAGCTTATGTATCTATCCCTTGTGAAATGGATCCTATTTTAATTTATGGAGAACCTATAGCAAGTGAAAGAAATGATACTAAAGACGGCCCCTACTTTTTACCTCCAGAACCTGATACAGTTTATAATTCTTCAGGAGATCGAGTAAGAAAAAGAACTGGACAAGTACAAATTACCTTAGATCTAACTACAATTGGAGCAGTTGCAAATACTTATGATAATAATTATTTAGGGTATCTGTTAGGAGCAGGATTTTTAAGCACTACTTCAGCTCTTACTTCTGCTAATGTTTCAAGCGTAACTAATACAAATAATCTTGTAGCTAGTGGTTTAACTTCAGCAGATACAGGAACTTTATTAAGTAGTCTAGTAAATGGAAAATCTGAATATAGTGCAATTACTGAAGTTAGTGGAACTGATATAACTGTATCTCCAGCTTTTTCAGCAGGATTCACTGGAACCCCATTAATTAGAGGGATGCAATCATGGTATCCAGGAAGCAGAACTTTTATAGGAGACAAGCTGCATTCCCTTACCTTTAGGATTGATGGAGTGAATTTTAGAAGTTATGCTTATGGATGTGTATTAGAAAGTTTAGAGATTTCCCTAGATAATGGTCGATTGATGGCTTCTTTTACATATCAATCTGCTTGTATTCAAGACGATCATGCTTCAGCAGTTGGACCGATTGAACCTGTATATAATGCTGGATCTCCTCCATTTTTCAGAAGCTCCTATGTATTAGTATCTAGTACTTCTCCTACGAGCTTAACTAATGCAACTTCTGGAGATGCTTTAGCTAGAACTGAATTGGATTGTGAAGACTTTACTCTTTCAGTAACTAACACTTTAACGCCTTTAGGCAATTCTGAGAGTATTCTTGCTATGGCTAATTATGAAATATCAGCTGTAGATATAGAGTTAAACTTGACCCTTTCCAGTGTTTCAACTTCTATTAATAACGATTATTTCAATAGAACCGTGCGGCAAGTTCTAGTCGGAGCTGGACCTTCAGGAGATGGAGAAGGATTAGCTATTATGATTCCTTCAGCCGTGCTTACTAATGATCCTTCTGTATATGATGTATCTGGAAATGACATAGTAAGACAAAGTTTAAATTATAAACAAAGTCGATATGGAGGAGATACTGTAGAGACTAACGCCGGAAATTCTCCATTTAGATTATCATTAGGAATTTAAAGTGCCATTAAACTTTTCAACATCTACATTAGAGCATTTTAAAATCATAATTTCTTGTGATTCATCTATAGAAATGAATGAAGATCAAAAGTCTTTATATTTTAAAAATGGAACGCTAGAAGGCGTTCAAATAAAAGAGGATGCAACCTGGATTACTCTTAAGCCTCTTTCAATTGCAGACAGAGAGCAAGCTGAAATAAGAGCCGGGGCTTTTACTAGATCAGAATTAGGAAAATTATTATGGGTAGAATCTCCTTCTGATATTAGAAAGAGGGCAATGTGGCAAAATAAATTAAGTGATGAAGAGAAAGAAGCTTTAGCCAAATATGAACAATACCAAAACCGGTCTTATTGTGAATATGTAAGGTCAGCTTTAATATCAATTGATGATAAAGAGGCTAAGTTTGAAATGATTAATAACATAACTCCAGAGCATGAGAGAATTACTACAATTACAGAAATTGTATTACACCTCCATAGAATGAGTACTTTGTCCAACTTGGGAAAATAGCCCTAGCTTCTGCTGTATGGATTCCTTATGGGAAAAGCAGAAGTTGGAACTGTGAACAGTGTATAAAAGACTCTAGTCTTCGAATCAAAAGAGGAAATTGTGGAGGCTTATTTAAAAAAAGTCTTCCACAATCTTTAGAGGATGAGGAAGGAGTATATGTACCTGGATATAGAGTAGCCCCTAATTCAGGAGAATCTTATTCTGATTTAAAAATTAGAAATTGCCCTATTTCAAATATGAATAGATTAGGATCAATTATATCTAATTATAATAGAATTAAGAAAAAATTATTAAAATTCAGTGAATTATATAAAGCTCCTACAGTTGCAATTATTGAAAGTATAGAGATTTTAGACTATAATTATGAAGAAATGATCATAAGACAAAATGAGCAATCTTTAAAGGATTCTTGATATGGCTTCAGGTGGTACAGTTGAAATCGATGTTGAGC